TTTAAAAAAGATCAAGGCGGTGTTGATAATTGGGGTTTAATTAAAATATTAAATTCTCCGAATGAGAGTGTTAGCGATGGATTTGGTTATTCTGTAGCAATTAATGGTGATTATATTGTTGTTGGTGCTCTTATTGACTATGGTTCAACAGATACAATATATGGTGCTGGAGAAGCTTATGTTTTTAAAAAAGATCAAGGCGGTGTTGATAATTGGGGTTTAATTAAAATATTAAATTCTCCGAATGAGAATGTTAGCGATCAATTTGGTTATTCTGTAGCAATTAATGGCGATTATATTGTTGTTGGTGCTCGATATGACGATGGTTCAACAGATACAATAAGTAATGTTGGAGAAGCATACATATTTAAAAAAGATCAAGGCGGTGTTGATAATTGGGGTTTAATTAAAATATTAAATTCTCCGAATGAGAATGATGGCAATCAATTTGGTTATTCTGTAGCAATTGATGGTGATTATATTGTTGTTGGTGCTTCATATGACGATGGTTCAACAGATACAATAAGTAATGTTGGAGAAGCATACATATTTAAAAAAGATCAAGGTAATGTTAGTGAATATCTACCAAATAATTTAGGCAAATACATTAAGGTAAACAAGTAACAAAAAAAACGTAAAGGTTACAACTCTACATATAGAACAATCAATTTGGGGCGAATTATAAATTAGGAATATAATATGCAATTTTTTGGAATAGAAGACATTAAAGATTTGACAAAAGCTTCCCAAACAACTATTGAGTGGGCTTCTGGCTCTAACCTTAGAATTGGAGGTCAGGCTTATAGTGTGACTTCTGTGCTCACATTAGATACTGCCACAGATATTGACACAGGTGCAATAGCAAGTGATACTATATACTATATATATGCTGTTGTTGTAGCTGGAACAGTTAGTCTTAAATACTCACTATCAAGTTCTGCTCCAACAGGATATAGTGCATATAGATTGATTGGAAGTTTTGGAACAGATGATATATCTGAGATTTCTGGAACATCCAATAAAGATCAAGGCAAGGTTGGTGACGTTATTCATTCGATGTTAACTGAAGAACAATTTATTGCTGAAAACGGTGCTGGTTGGGTTTTAGCTGACGGTAGAGATGTAACAGGTAGCAAGTATGATACGCTTATACTTAATGGACTTGGTGGAAATATTCCAGATATGAGAGGGCAGTTTTTAAGAGGTAAAAACAACACAAGATTAGATGGTAATGAAGACCCTGATGGAGAAAGAGATTTGGGTAATGCCCAAGGTGACGCTATGAGAGATCACTCCCACCAAGCGTCAAACTTAATTAATGCTTACCCACGGGGGCCAAGTACTTTTGGGGGTGTCGGTATTTATGGTGCAGGTACAACTTCGACAACCGACAAGACTTCAAGCCCATTAGGGCCGGGTGGTGACAACACTTGGTTGCCTGTTAGTGGCGAAAACAGACCTAAAAATGTAGCAGTAAACATATTTATAAAGATTGAAGATATACAAGTATAAGGATGTAAAATATGAGTGTACAAGGTAAAGGTAATTTATCCTACAAAAAACAAAATGTGCAAAAACAAAACGCACCGCATACAGGTGTAAAAAACATTACGTTTGCGCATTTATTCTCTAATGCTGGTGAGACAACAATACCTTTTGATGCACTTGTAACGCCTCCTGAATGGTCAACATCAGGACTTGTAAATCCTACTTCTCAATCGTTACTTTCTGCTCAATTGCAAGTATTTAAAAATAATGTAACTGTAACATCTTCAGCAAGAGGTTTGATTCAAAAATCAGAATACATAGTACACGGCAATAGAATTGAATTTAAAAATATTACCTCACTTGTAAACGAACATTTTGAGGTTGAAGTAGCTGATATACTTATTACTGGAAATCTTATTGTTGATATGCAAACAATCAGAGTTGAAGGCGAACTTCAAGATACTGAAACTGATTTTAACATGGGATATGAGTTTGATGTATTGAACGAAGAAATCATAGTATTCCGTGATGGTATTCAGATGTTTAGGTCTGATAATAATGATTCGTCAGGAACTACTGGTAACTACTATTATGTAGATACTGATGGCGATGGCAGGTCAAGTTTGCTTAGATTTTTTGAGCCTTCTGTCGGTGTTGAAGGTATTTTGGTAGCTACAACTGGTGGAGTTGTTGACAATGCTAATGTTAGTACGTTTCAACAAATTGAGCATTTAGCTGGACAGCTTGACGCAATTGTTCCAACCGTTGCCGCACTTGCTGGTGTGCCAGAAAGTAATTTTAGAGCAAATCCTAATAATGTTGACTTAAAAACCTTTGGTCAAAGAGTTCTAGCTTTAGAAGCCATGTTAAAGAAGGGAAGAGATCAGCAACTTTCTGGTCTAAATATTGATTGGCTCGGCTCTGATACCTATTACAAAACAATTTCGACAAACGAAACCTATACCTTCAGTAATGTAACTGACGGACGGGTTGTAATACTTAATATTTATAATTCTTCCGGTGCTACGGTAACTGTAAACTTTCCGGTTTCAGTTAAAAAAGGAGCATCCTTTAGTGGTGATGTTGACGCTTCAACAAACAGTATTTTTACCCTTGTTGCTTCTAACGGAGACGTTTTTGTAAGTAGCAGCAATAGTATGGTGTAGGATTTATGGCTTTTAATATACTTCCATTCGGTTTTATAGCATCTCAGGCAGCACCAGATGTATTTTACGGTGGTTCACCTGCTACACTGTATAAATTTGATCTATCAATTGGCGCATCTATCACTTCCCCCGGAAGTTTAACAGTAAGTAGAAATCAACCGGGTTCATTTTCAACAGTTAATAAGGCTTTCTATACAGGTGGATACTCGGGAACACATTTATCCAGTATGGAGTCTTTTGCACGAAAAAACTCAGTGTCATCCTCAGTATTTGGAAACCTAACTACTACGAGATTTGAGCATGGGGGGTCGTGTAATGGCAGTAAAGGTATTGTCGGAGGGGGTGTTACCTCTGCAGCAAACTACTCTGCAATTATAGACCAAATCGACGTAGCCAGTTTAGGAAATGCCACATTTTTTGGAAATCTAACTATTGCTAGAGAGACTCCATGCTCTGTTACAAGTAAAACTAGAGCTTTTTGGATGGGCGGTATTCAGGGTTTGAATGGATTTTCAACAATGGAATACGTGGATTATGCTACCACCTCAAATGCCACATCTTTTGGAAACCTAGTTGCATCTCGGGGTTATATTGGTGGAGATTCAAACAAAACCACGGCTGTATTAGGGGGAGGATTTAGCGGCCCCTTAACTAACTACTCTACACTAGAATCATTTACTTTGAATACTTTAGTTAATTCTTCATCTTTTGGAAACCTCACAGTAGCTAGAGCATCTTGCGCAGGGGCAGCATCAGATAAAATATGTACATTTACGGCAGGAGTAGGAGCAGCATTTTATACTCTCATAGACTACATTTCATTTTCTTCACTAGGAAATGCGTCGTATTTTGGAGATTTACCTGCAGGTTCTTATCAAAATAGTGATGGGGCCACTTCAAATGCCAATGGAGGATTATTATGAGTAATGAACTTTTAGTTCTAAAAGAACTTTCTAATTTAGGAGTCCCTGCCGAGTATGAAGGTATGCTTACTGAAGTTTCTAATTCGTGGGAATCTATAGAAGAAACTAAAAAAGCCTTCTTTAAATCACACTCTCAGTTTATGGACTCCTCACTAGTACTAACCCATCAAACTACGCATAGAAATATACAACAGGTACTTTCAGAAATTGAACGTATAGAATCTGCCCTAGAAGAAGCCTATTTTAAATATGAAGAAACTTTAGTAGATATTGACTCCTTAAAATACGACATTTCTCAAGAAAAAGATGTATTTCTAATAAAAAAATTACGTCTAACAATTATAAAAAAAGAGAAAGAATTAGTTCGAGGAAAAAATTACGTACTCGCAGCAATCAGACGACTAGCCAATTTCACCGAGCAATACCAAGAACTAACAAACGGCGACACATTAACTGAAGCCGAATTCGAGGCCCAAGAAGAAGAGTACCACATCAAAAAAGCCTTCGACCAAGCTACAACTTCTGCCCGATCTCGGGGGGGCCTTGTAGACGAAGGCAACTTCGGATATCTAAATCAACTTGGAATTAACTGTGGTCTGGCCCAACGACTAATCACACAATACTTGAATCATGAGCTATCATTGATGGATAATGGTGAGGAACCTACCTTTACCCTGTATCAGCAGTTTCTACAAGATATGTATCAGAAATTTAAAGGCTGTTCAGATAAAGCAGCAGAATTTCATGGGAAGAGAGTAGGTATATCCAAGGTTGCAACACTAGGATATGATCAAGAAAAAACAAGGACTTAGGTATGACAAAAAATAAATATGCCGCCAGAATTAGGATTAACTTATGACAATGAAATTTGGAAGTGCAGGAAGTAAAAATTATGCAGAACAAGTCGCTAAGTCAGGTAACGGGCCTAGTATCGGTAATATGCTTTATAAACAAAATGGTATCGGTAGCACAGCCAACCTAATTGCAGACCCAATTAGTGATGGTGTAAACGGAACTCCTAAAACCGGTCTTGAAACCAGACCTAAAAACATAGCAATTAATTATTTTATAAAAATAAACTCATAGGATAATATATGCCAAAAACAACTTTACTTAGAAAACAAGTAACACCTACAGGAACAATACAGCCTCATGCTGGTGGAACTGCCCCTGACGGTTTTTTAGTGTGTGATGGTACTATTGTGGACATTGCAGATTACCCAAAACTTTTTGCCGTAATCGGTACATCTTGGGGATATGGTAATAATGATGGTTTAACTTTCCATTTACCAGACCTTAGAGGAAGGTTTTTGCGTGGAAGTACCAAAGGAATGACTCCTGCTGAAGCTGCTTTAAGAGACCCTGACTATGCCTCAAGAACTCCTTCAAATACGGGCGGTAATTCTGGTGATGCTGTTGGAAGTGTGCAAGATGATGTGTTTGAAGGGCATACCCACGCAACCTATTTCGGTGGTATTGGTGGTGGTACTCTATACCCAGAAGACCCATATATTTCAAATCAATTTGCAGGACAAGCACATAATGTCTCAAATACAGGTGGAAACGAAACCAGACCAGTAAACGCAAACGTAACATATGTAATAAAAGTAGTGTAAGGAATAATAATGGGAAGTTTATCAAGAGGAACAAAAGCAGATCAATTTAGCTATGTACCAGCAGGAACAGTCTTGCCATTTGCTGGCGATACAGCTCCTTCTGGCTGGGCAATATGCAACGGTGATCCTGTCAGTAGAACTGATTATGCAGAATTATTTACTGCAATTGGCGAATTATGGGGAGTTGGTGACGGTTCTACCACGTTTAATCTTCCAGATATGAGAGGGCAGTTCTTAAGAGGCTTAGATACAACAGAAGGTGTTGACCCTGATTTTGCCACAAGAGCAGTGGGTAGTAGTCAGGAAGATAAAATGCAAGGTCACAAGCACGAAGAAGACTCAAATTGGAGATCGTGGAATATGTACACTGGTACTGGTGGAAATATGCTTTACAATCAGCTTTCTGGTTCTGCTGGTCCCGGTAATGTAGTAGGTGTACCAAAGAGTGATGGCGTAAACGGCACTCCTAGAACCGGCCCTGAAACCCGTCCCAAAAATGTAGCGGTAAATTATATAATTAAATTATAAGAGGATATTATGTACGAGGTTAAAATTAAAAATACAGTACAAAAACAAGAATATGATGAAACTACAGAGGCTATGGTTGAAAGAGATAGCCTAGTCATAGGTCAAGAAGAGCAAATTCTTATAGACGAAAAATTTAATGAAATCAAAGCAAAAGTTGATAAATATAAAGATGCTCAAGAATACCAAAAAAATAACGGTGGTCCCGGCCCTGTTGCTGATTTTGAAACAATGAAAATAGTAAATGAATATAATGGAAAATTTGAAATTGTATTTGAAGAGGAATAATATATGGCAACAAATCCTTTAACGCCTAGAGTAAATAATATTGAGACAGGTGGAACTTGGAAGATTGGCGATGTAAAACAGTCGTTTCTTACAGAGGCAGAGTTTCAGGCTGAACATGACGACACATGGGTTTTATGTGATGGTAGAGATGTTATTGGTAGTGATTATGCTATCTTAAAAGAAGGTGATGCAGTTACTTCTCACAATATACCTGACGCTAGAGGGCAGTTTTTAAGAGGTTTAGATACAAGCGGTACTGTTGATCCCGATGGTGCAGGTAGGGTTCTTGGTGACAGTCAGGTTGATGCGTTTCAAAACCACAAGCACGAAATTGCACTATACACTGGAACTGCTGTTTTTGGAGCGAAAAACGGGGATAATGTAGTTGGTGGATATTCTAACCAAGCAGGTATGAGAGATGTTCTTGCACACACAACATTTGGCACACCAAGAGTTTCCGAAGAAACAAGACCTAAAAACGTAGTAGTAAATATGTTTATAAAAATAAACAGAGAGCCTAGCAGTTAAAAATGATTAATAAAAATTATAAAAGCGAATATGGATTAATTAATGCTAAAATTGCAGATATTAATGCAGAAAATGCTCCGCTATGGTCTGTTGAGTATTTGCTTTTAGAAAATAATCCTGCGCTTTTTCATTCTCTTGAAAATTACATAAGATTATGTAAAACTGACACAAAAGGCCTTTACAATCAATTTCCCATAAGATATCACAATAAAGATGACTACACAAGCCCTGATCAGCTAATTGCATTTGTAGCATTTTTTAAAATGTCTAATTTAAACAGTGAAATCAAAGATATTTGGAAATATCTAATCAATCACATTGGAACTTACGATAATTTAACTGCCAAAACTAACTGGTCAAGAATTATGCAACCAGCAGCTTTGGCTTTTGTTGGGGCATGTGCCGGAAGTAAATGGGCCAAAATAGCCCTTTCCATATCTTGCGTATATTCTTGTGCTACCAAAAAAAATGAAACATCAGGAAAACTCAAGGCTTGGGTTATGTTTAAAACCCTTAACATGAAAATTACAGAATTTTTATGTACTTATTTTATAAAAAAGACACCATTTAAAGATTGGAAGGGAATATTTTTTGAATATTTTCAAGAAAAAGAGCATCCAATAAGAAAAATATTGGATAAAAAATAATGAGTAAAGAAAAAAAATATATAATAAAAACTCCAGAACAAATAAAAAATGAGCTGGATGAATATGTTATAGGCCAAGAAAGTGCTAAAAAAAACCTAGCGGTTGCCGCCTATAATCACTTAAAAAGAATAAATGGTTGTGATATAAGGAAAAATAATCTTTTAATTATAGGTCCGACAGGATGTGGAAAGACATATTTGGTGTCAAATCTTTCCAAGATTCTAAATGTAGATTTTTTAACTGTTGACGCTACACAATTTACGGCTTCTGGTTATGAAGGAAGAGATGTTCAGGAAATTGTAATTGAATTAATGAGCATATGTGAAGATAGTGAAAAAAGAGCATCAAAATCTATTGTTTATATAGATGAGGTGGATAAGATAAAAAAAAAACAATCTGGTGGAAATGCAGATGTAAATGGTGAGGGTGTGCAGCAATCTCTTTTAAAATTAATAGAGGGTAGTGAAATTCCTTATACATCTCCAAATTCAAGAAATGGAATGCGTGACAAAAAACTAGATACTAAAAACATTATGTTTATATGCTCAGGAGCTTTTGTCGATTTAAAAGAGGCAACTACGGAAGGTCTGGTAAAATTTGGTATGATACCAGAGTTTTTAGGAAGATTTTCTTCCGTTGCTGAGATACATCAGCTAGAATTTGATGATTACAAAAAAATATTAACTGATTCAAAAGATTCTGTTTTAAATTCATTTAAAGAATGGTTTAAAAGTGAGAATGTTAGTTTGGTTATAAAAGAAAATGCTTTAGATTTAATTGCTAAAAGAGCTGTGGATAGAGGTTTGGGTGCTAGAGGATTGCAAAATATATTGGATGAAATCTTTTTAGACGCTCAATTTCAACTACCCAGCATGAAAATAAAACCTATTTGTTTTGTTTTAGATGCTGAAGTTATAGAAAAAAACAAGCCAAAATGGGTTTATAAAAATGTTTTAAATAAAAAACAATAGGCTTGTATGGTGGAATTGGTAGACACAGAGGGCTTCAACCCCTTGGGCTAAGGCCGTGCGGGTTCGAGTCCTGCTACAAGCATCATTTATTTTCAAAAATCTGATCCCAAGTCTGGTACTTGTAAGACGGATTTTTTTTCCATTCTTCTTCTCTAAATAGCACAACTGTTTTATTGCTAAGTTCAATGCAGTTTCCATCTATAAGCCTGTACATAGTTATACATGGTATCTTTGCCGATACATTTTGCAGCAAATTTTTTGAAGCCTGTCGATCATCAGAAAAAACTACAAATTTTTGTTTTTCTTTTAGAATTCCTTTTTCTAATATTGCGTTAATTAAACTATCCATTTTACACACCTTAAAATCATCCAATTACATTTTTGACTACTTTAGCTAAAATAGCCCCGTCAACATTTTTTAATTCTTTTTTTATAGCACCAATTGTTTTGCCCACTTCTTTGCTAGGATTTTGTTTTAGATATTCTTCCACATATTTTTTAGTCTCTTCTTCAGACATCTGTTTCGGCAAAAGCTCTTTAATTAAACCATATTCTTTTTCTAAATCTTCGTATCTGTCGGTATTCTCAAACATTTTTAAAGTTTTAAATAATTTTTTTGCGTATTTTTCAACAACCTCTAGTTCACCAATTGGTTTTTTAGATTTTTCATTGTTTAAAAGTTCTGATTTTAATAAAACAAAAACATTAGAAGTAAATTTGTCTCCACTTTTTTTAGCATCAATTATTTTTTTATTTACTAAATCTAACATATACAAACCTTTTCACATAATTAATGGGCAAACTTGTTCGTAATATTCTTCGGTAGTTAAATCAAATTTAATATCTTTTTCTAACGTACCCATAGTTTCCCACCTAATTTTTTTTTCAATTTTTCCATTTGGATATTTATAGTAATCAAAAGCAATTTCAAATTTTTCTCTATTATGAATAGGAATATATTTTTGTAAGATTTCAGAGAAATTGTAGCCCAGAATCTCTTTTAAAGGAATCTCTACAAACAAAGTTTTTACTTTAGTTACGTCAACTTTTTCACCTTCACATGTTGTTAAAAAAGTTTTGCTATTCATTATAACTCCATCTAGGTTCTTTTTTATCTAAGTCCCAACGATCATTAATGTACAGCGAATATGCGACATGTACATCTTTAATATGTTTATAATTAACACCTAAACTATCGTGTGCTGCACAATTAGGAAACTCTGTCCTAGCTCCAGCAGGAATGTTTTTAGCAAAAGCCATTGCAAGTTTAATATTGTTTCGAGCGTTAACATGACCTTTGCCCCCACGCCTATAATGTTCGTTAAGAAATTCCAGTGTACTACGGCACATATGTAAGAAATTTGACCTGTTTTTTCTTACCCATACAGTACATGGATGATTAAAATGTCCCTTAATTCCAAAAGAATTGCCGTTTATACGCTTAGGAAGCTGCTCAGGCGTTGCACCGTGAAAGCCCATAGCAACAGCAATCATTTGCTGAAATTCACTAATAAACTTATTTAAACGCACATTGTCCATAAATTTAGCGTTGCCTTTGGGTGTTGGTGTTGGCACTGGATAATTCATTGTATTTTCCTTTCTTTTTCTTCTTCTTTGAAAATATTTTTTACAACAATTTCAACCTTATCATTTCTTTCTGAAATTGCTAAAAGTATTATATCATAAAGACCGCCTAATTCCAAGAAAACAATCTCTTGTTCTGGGTCAAAATCTTGCAAGTGCTCAATAAAAGCTTTTACCTTCATATTTTCCTACTTTTTAATATTTTATTAAAGCTTTTTTTTGCTTCACATTTTGGCTTGCACCATCTTAACCACTCTCTAAGGTCATATAAAGAATCTGTACATCTACCATATTTATAACCGGTTTCTGCATGGTCGGCGTGACAAAAAGACAGGTCTGACATAGTTTCGGTGTATTTTATTTTCCAATTTACAACCTCATTTTTAAGCTTAGACTTCTGATATAACAACACACCTACAGACACAGAAAGCCCTAAAATAAGGGCCAAAAGAAAATAAAATGCTTTGTCTAGCATGTCCATTTTATCCCACATTATTTTTGACCTCGCTCTAGGTCTTTACATATTTGATAAGTGCTTTTTATATCAGTGCCAAATCCATCCATAAACCTTTCAATGCATTCAACTACTCTTTGTTTATAGGGTTTTTTGTAGTTTCTTGTGACTACAGGATCAAGAGCGCATCCAGATAAAAGAAGTAAAATAATAAGCTTTTTCATTGCGGTAAATTCTCCTTGATTTTCCAAATAAAAACATCAAATTCATTTTTTTTATACCTTGACCACTCATAGTTGATTGTATCTATTGACAACAACAAAACACCATTAACAGGTGCCCCTTTTTCTTTTAAGATAAAAAGAACAAGTTGCTCACCGTTAATTCCGTTATATTTATTAGCCAAATATTCCAGTTCATGAATAGAACAATAGCCTGATTTTAATCTTTTTTTATTTGTTATTTTTTTTTTATTTGTTATTTTTTTTCTAAATTTTCTTTTAAAAAAAATACACATATTTTTTAATGTTCTATTTTTTATCATATTTAAACTCTGTATGATAAACTGTTTTTTTAGAAATATAAAAAAATACAATCATTTGAAAAACAAAAGATGCTGGAGCAGGAGCGTTTATTTTATCAAATAAATAATGCGCCCAAGTTGAGCTGTACATTGCCCCTGATATAAGCGTGATTCCTACTAAAAATTTATGAAATCCTTCTTTAAATTCCTTCATTCTAAATATCCCATGTTAACACCATGAACATCTAGAATATCTGCAACATTACCTCTAATAATCTCGCAAACCCTATGTAATAATTTGGATTCAAAATCATTTAACCTGTGTGGCCCATCTTTAACATTTATAATATCACCTATATCAATACCTTTTGAATATTTGGTATATTCTTTTAACATATTATCAATATCATGAAGGGCTAAAAAAACATCGGTCGCTGCAATTGCTCTTAAGTGTGCTTTTTTATCACTAAAATCATCTAGATCAAATTCAAGTATTGCTTTTCCCATTTTAACGCCCTTTATACTCTTGTTTCCTTTATTAAATATCTTATTGCTTGATTTGTAATATCATTAGTTTGAGCCAAATTAAATCTAAGATATTTATCTTTTCCTTTGCTGTCCATTTCAACATAAGTAAAACCTAGTTTATTCAATAATTTACATGCAATAGGGTCAGCCCAAGCAGGGTAAAACATTCCGTTTTCAGGCACTTCTTGATTATCAAACAATCCCTTAATTCTATCCCACATTTCTCGGTTGTTATTTACTCGATATTTTGCAGACCTCATGAAGTTATTTAAATCCATATTGTCAAAAATGTCAAGCAAAAGTTCTTGGGAAGGAACAGAGACCGTACATAATTCGTATAAATTTTCATCTCTAAAAGCTTCATAGTCCTTCTGAAAGTTGGTAGCAATCCAGCCTACCCTTACCCCTGTCAAGCCAAAAACCTTGCTGTAGGAGCCGCAATTGACTCTGTGATCGGGAATTACAGGTATAGTATTGACATATACAGGGTTGTGATAAACACTATCCCAAATAATATTGTTTTTATGGTCAGAGTACAGTAACAAATCGCCTGCCGGATTGGATGGGCTGTCCACAAGACCTACTGCGCTAGAAGAATTAAGCTGTTTTTCATGGTTACGATATAAGCCAATTTTATGTTTATAATTATTTTTCTCAATAATTGCAGGGTAATAAGGAAAATGATATTTATGTGTATAACAATTTTTTTTACCTTCTTTAGCCATTACTCGCAAGGCTACGTTGATAGCTCCAGTTGTGCCGTTAGTAATCACAATATATTTATACTCAATTCCGGTAGTTTCTTTAATAAACCAACGTGTTAAATTAATCAAGTCTTCATTTCCATCGTCAAGACAATATTGTAATTCATCTATATCTACTGGTTTTGTCATTGATCTTTTATAGTAATGCTTTAAAGCTTCTCTAACACAAAATGGTTCGCCCCAGCCAAAATCAAAATTACTCATTACTTTCTTCCTCTTTTTCTTTTTCTTCTTTTAAAACTTCCTCTAGGCTTTTTTCTAACCATTCAACAACAAAATCTTTTTTAATACTGTAAATTTCATTTTCTAGCTGTTCTAATTCAAAATCAAATAGTCTAAATTTTTCAGCAATTTCTACTTTTCTTTTTTTTGAGTATTCTTCCAAAGCATTTTTAAACTCTTGTTCTTTTAAATGAGCATTTACAAATTCTTTTTTTACATAAGTTTGAAAACTTGACGACCAACAGCACTCTTTGCATACATGCACTTCCTGCCCCATTATTGGCATTTTTATCCATGTGTGAGGGCCTATGCATTTTTGCGCTTCCAAATTATCCCTGTTTTGTTTTATTTTTTTTACATATTTTATTTGCTGCCATAAACCTCTAACAACAAATACAAAGAAAAATGGCACTGCTAAAACAAAAACAATGTCAAACCAAGCCATTTTGGATATATAGTCAATCAGTGCTATTTTCATCTTTATTTTTATTTTCCTTATCTTCTTTTTTAGCCGGGCACCAAGAACTGCCGCAAGCTACATCGCAAAAATTGCATTTACTCATCTTTAGGCCTTTCTATTTCATCTATCAAGTTTAATTTTAAAGCCATTTCAGCATCAATAAATGTGTCAAAATTAAGCATTAACTCAAGTTTTTCTCTATTAATATCAATCATTTTTCTTTTTGAACTTGAATGCAATTTGGATATCTCTTTGTCTTTACCAATTAAGTGCAAATACTCTTCTTGAGTAATTTTATTATCTTCAATTTTTTCTAGAAATACATCTTCCATCAATTTATTTATTTTATCGCCTTCAAGCGCATATTTTTGAAATGTCTTTGAATGAGCATCTCCACCATCATACCCATAATGAATCATAATTCGTGAATTTGGAGTCATTACACGATAGTCAGCCGCCTGCAAAATCCAAGAACCCATGCTCATAGCGTGACCATAAACTTTTATGGTTATATGATTTTTGCAATTTCTAATAGCATCATATATAGCAAGCCCATGGTACACCTCTCCACCCGGATTATTCATAATAATTGTAATTGGCTTGTTTCCTTTTCGTGATTCAGCATCTTGATTATCTAAAATATGAAGAGTTTTAATCATTTGTTCAGCCATCATGTGATCTACACCACTTTCACAACCTTCATCATCAGTACTGGCACTTCCCATATAAATAGTTCTGGTAGGAAGGTAGATGTCATTTTCCATAAATTGGTCAACATCATCTTTTTTAAATTTGTGATATGTGTCATTACTCATTACCACTCCTTACACTAACCTTATCGGCAAAATTCCATCCGTTTGTTATTGCCTCTAACCACTCTTTTTGATTAAAATCTGGCTGTTCTTCATAATATCTACCAAGAAATGAAATTGATTCATCAAGACCCATACCGTTAATTGCAAACTCACATCCAATTGACATCCATTTTTGATTTCTTGAACCTTCTGAATTGTGAACACCTTCTACCAAAGCTTTTTTAGCCCATTCTCCTACGCCTTTAATATTAAAATTGCCTGTATTTCTAGGTTTCATTTGCATTACTTTTGGTGCTTTATCAGGGTATTTATTAAGCCATTTTCCAAGTTTATCAATATTAATTCTGGAACCCATTTCAACTATTCTTTGCTCTTTTCCTGTTTCTGGCCTAATGACACTTGGAAATCTTACCGAACGTGATGGGTTTTTTGTGTATGGATCGGCTTTGTCAAGAATATTTAAAATCCACTGCGCTGTATGTCTATAAATTGTTTCGCTAGGAATGTCAGATTCAAGCACTAATGCAAAGTGTAAAGATTTACTTCCAGAAAAACAACAGTATGAATATGGAAAGCCCATATCTTTTATATATTTATATTGTTCTTCCAATGACATATCATCACACTCTACTAAAAATGTACGATAAGCCGTGGCGTTTTCATCTCTTCTCCACCCATTAATTGGGTTAATTGCCACTAATCTAACAGCTTCTTCTTTTATAAATCTATTTTTTTTATCTTTTTTTGGTGAAACAAGCTTGATATCACCTTCAAATTCTTCTTGGGATATGCTGTGATAACCACCCTGACAGTCTGATACGCAAATTGTCTCACCTTCATTAAAAAATAAATTTAAAAAATTTTTAGTTGTTTCCTTCATTTTTTCCATTAAAAATATTTTTAAGTTCTTCTTTGCTTTGTTCGTTGCTTTCTCTAGTTACTTTTGAGGCGGTAACTTTGGCATCAAATTCAGGACTCCACTCAACAAATTTTTGCATTTTTTTATCAAATGGTAAATGATGTTTTCTTTGCAAATCTCCGTGGCTAAACCGAACTTTGTGCGCCCAAAAATAAGAGCAACTATTATCAAAATCTTTTACAAGCTCAATAATATCGGTAGCATAAATAATTATACCTTTACCACCTTTCCACCTGTACATTACATGATTGTTTTCAAAATCTAACGCACCTTTATCTTCAACTTTTTTCTCACTTCTAATACCTTCACATTGAGCCATTGCAATGATAGGAAATGGCGCAGTGTCTTTAAAAATATTAAGCTCAGAAGCTAACCTGTTGTTAACATGCCAAGGGTCAATATTTCCAAACTCACTCATGTTTACATTGGTATAATAATCAAGAATTACTGCGTCAAAATTACCCTTGGCTTTTTCAAGTGTTGCCATAACACCATCAACTGTTGTTACTTTATAGGCATCAACTTCATTTTTTGGAGAAATAACAACAAGATTGCCGTTATTTGCCAAAAGTTCTCCGTCCAACAAAACCTTTTCAATTTCTTCATGAGTACATTTGCTTGTTTTATAATCACCAAAAGATACATTGGTTCTAAGACATGAAATTCTTGCTCTAACGTCTTCCTCTTTTTCTTCATTTGACAAAATAAGAACACGCTTATTTTCATTTACCAATGCTTCAGCAAGGTGAGCTGTCATGGTGGATTTACCATTGTTTGTCATTGAAGGGATGACCATCAAAGAGCCGGGTGCTGCAACAAAATCTTTAGACACTACTTCGTTAAAAAATGTGACGGCATTTTTACGATCTTCAAGCTCTTTTAACATAGATTCACGATTAAATCCACGTTTAGTTAAGTCTTCTTTTTCAAGACTATCTTGAATGTTAGACATTTTTTCGTATTGTTTTTGTTGAACTTTTAATTTTTTATTATATATAAAAGCATTTATACGCTTATTTTCTTGAATAAGTTTTTCTGTTTCGACATTTTGCTCATACTCTTGACGTATAATTTTGTCGTACTCTTCATGCTCTTTTTTGTTTATATTATTGTCAGACATACTTTATAATATCACGCTTTTTTATTGTAATCTTCTATTCCAATAAGAATGTCTTCAGGATTTGCATTGTAAAGGCATTTTCTTGGGTCAACATCTGTTTCTTCAATATCTTTTTTTGTTAAAAAAGAACCTTTAATGTACACAACCCTAACTATTTGATTTTGTTTATTTAAAAAACTTAGTTTACCTTTTGCATTGTTTTCTTTTACTAACTTTTTAAAATTAGATTCTGTAATTTTTTTGTAACCATAAACTTCAGGATAACTATATAGCTCTCTATCAGTAGGGTTTCTTCGGGGATCACCAACGTAAAATTTTTTAATTGATTTTGTACCTCTAATGTTTGTGTTTTTATTTTTGCAAAATTTAGCTACTTCTTGAAGCCTTTGGTTTAAAAATCTGGATAGATTGTAACATTCTTTTAAAAACACATCTTTTTCTTTTGGCTCAGAATTTTCACTATATTTTTTCTTGTGTTGTTTTCTGAACTTTTCCATTTTGTCAGGGTTTTCATAAAGACCGTCCATGGAAATAAAAGATACGGTGTTTACACGCCCTACATTTCTAAGGTCTTCCATTTCAAAACCTACTGTTTTAAATACCTCAATATTTCTTAAGTAAATTTTGTCTGAAATATTACAGATCATTTTTTCAAATTTAGCCAATCTTTTAGGTTCTGGATTGGTTGACTTTCTAAAATATCTATGTCTCATATAGATAAGCTCAAAATGGTCACTTGAATTTAGTTTGATTTCATCTAGTTCTGGATTGTTTAGCTGTCTTATTAGTTTAGTCATTAGTTTTTCCTTTTTAATGGTCGCCTATCAGGGATTCAAACCCTGTCTATAAGTCACCGGCCTATTCTGACTACATGACCATGGTGCGGCTTCGGGTTTCTCACCACCCTCCAAGCTAGGCGAAATTAAAGAGTCTAAACCCACATCCTCTTTTGGTCTCTCCCTCAACAGCTTAGAGACTTTCCTAGTGTTCAAGTTGGCACACGCTCTAAAAGCCAAGTTGGTGTTTCTATAGCGTCCCGTACATAACGCTTTATTGTTTAAGAATATTTTATTTTTGAATATTCCAAATCAAATTCTTCAAATTTATCAAGCATACCTACAATATCATCTTTTGTATAACCTTCTTCAATAAGATTAAAAAGTGCTCTTACATGCAAATTTAAATCCATGTGATCGTGAAAATCCACATTTTCTTCATTGGTCAAAGGCTCATTTTTTTTAAGCTTTCCATCAATTTCTATTTGAGCTTTGGTTAATCTAACAAAATCATCTACAAGTTTTGACATATTTTTCTCCTTATTGATCCATCATTTTAACTTGATCTAAAATGCGCTCACCCAAGTAGGGGTCTTCTTTAATGGCTTGAGCCATTGCATTTTTACCATTATATGTCTCGCCTTCGTATGTATAAGTTCTATTATTAGGCCTATCAATTACGCCGGTATTTACACCCAGCTCAAAAATTTCCTCATGCTGATTTATAAAACCTCTTTTGTAATCTAAAGTAACCTTGGCAGTTCGACCAGCTTGACCAACTGAATTCTGTTCCATTTTAACATAAATTTTATGTCCTGTCACGGCTTTGTTCCCTCTAGCATCCTTAATATTTCCTTCAAAAGAATTGCCAGCTAGGTCTTTTTTGTCATCAGCAGAACCAGCACGTTTTACAGATAGAAAAAACTCATGATTGTGTTCACAAGCTTTTGGAACTGCGGCCTTAGTGTCTGGCCCATACATAGCTCCAATATTCATTCTAATTTGTGCTACAGTAATATATGTAATGTTATGTTTTTTAAAAAATGGAATTACCCTGTCTAAACCTCTGGTAATAGTCAAAGCTTTGTCGCCAATTAGGTGATCGCCTACCGACTTACCTTCGGCTTTAATACCACCAATAGCAGTAAGTGAGTCAATAACAACCATTTTTAGCGGCATACCATCTTGAACCATTGCCTGAACATCTTCGGCTAGATAATCAAAAATATCCCTTGGGTCACTGGTGTCGTACATGACAATTCTTTCAGGGTCAATGTTTCCAAAAAAACCTTTTTGGAATTTACCTTTGTATTCTGTGGAAAAATACATTACAATACCTTCACCATCATCCTCATGCAATTGACCTGCAATAGCCTGTGATAACAAAGACTTACCAGCTTTTGGTTCTGAGTAAAGTAGAACGCCAGAGCCTTTGGGAATACCATGGGATTTATTTGCAAAAATCCAGTTAATATAAGGGCTTGGTGTATATACACAATTTTCAATAGCAAATGCATCGTAATCATTTTCTACGGCAGCATCGTGTTTTCTTAGCTGTTTAAGCCATTTATTTTCAGCCATTATGGAACCCCCTGCTAATTAATTTTTTTTGCATTCTGTAATAATGTAGATTTTTATTAACAATTTGAGATCGTACAGATTCTTGTGGAATCAAAACACCTCTACTGTTTGTAAAGTAAACAATTTTTCTAACGGGATTAATTCTTGAATATTCTTTTTGTCTTAGGTTTTCTTTTGTCATTAAAAGACTTTTTCTAAGCTCTCTAGCTTTTCTTGCGTTCATAATTTACCTCTACTGACCATAGTTACCATTTCTAATAATATAGTCCATTTGTTTTTTTAAAAATCTTGAAGTATTTTCCATTATTTTCATGTGACTTTCAAAATGCTCTAACATTGCTTCAAGTTTGTTAAGATGCTCATTTGCCGCTACATAATCGGAATTTTTTGTCATTACAGCTTTTCTAAAATCAGCATTATTAGCACTTTTTGGTAATTCCTCAAGTAATTTAGGAATTTCTTCTAGAATAATATCGGCCTTAACTTCTTCAATGTTTTGTTTTGCTTTTTTTATAGCATCACCAACAGCAATGGCATTTCTTTTAGATTCACGCCATGCTTCCTGAAAACAAAGTTCAAGATTTGAATATTGTGCTGGCACAATATTTTTAGCTTCATGAAATCTAGACATAGCTGTTTCCCATCCAGATGTGCTTAATTTAAGCTCTGGGCAATGTCTAAAAGCAGGGACGACAAGTGCCGCCCCACTATTTTCTTGCGTCATTAATAGTCGCCTTGCTCAATCTTTTTGAAAAAGTCTTCATCACTCATGCCGGAAACACTATTGGTTGGCGCAATAACTGTTTCTACCTGAGCTGTTGTTTGAGGTGTAACTTCTCCAGTAGTGACGTTTACAACCTCATTGTTTACCTGCATTTGATTTGCATTTGTTACACTTGGAGTTGGAGCTGTTTCTGTTTGAGTAAAGGTAGAGACAGAATTTGTTTCTGTTTTATTTTGTGTTTTTCTGCCAAGAATTTCGTCTACAGCAACAGCACCTTCGTTTACAATCCTTGCTTCTTGCTCCGCAGTTACCGTAGGGTACACTTTGTTTAGTTCAAATGCGTCAGTTTCAAGCTTGTTAAGAAGTTTTTCGTCAACACTATGGTTGAACGTAACATCGGCAACAATTTTATCGCCATTTGGCCCTATCATTTCTTGTTTTTGCTTATACTCTTGAACAGTATAAACAGTATCTCTACCTTTACCTGAGCGTGAAAAAACAAAAAACCTGCCATTTTCAATACCTACAGGCTCAACACCGTCAGTTTTTCTAATTCTATCAATTTCAGCTTTTAAAGCTTGATATCCTCTGTGACCAATTTTAAACAGCCCAACATTGCCTTGCAAATCAACTGCATTCATGTAATGTTTTGCATCTTGATTATATTTTCTAAGCAGTGTATTGCATTCTTCTTGCGTTGCCAAATCCCCAGAAGCTTTAGCTGCTTCCATTTTTGTTTTTAGTTGCTCACGACGAATATGTGATTGAGACTCAACCTCTACCATCCCGTCATAGTTTACAACTCTAGGTGACAAAAATGGTTTCATTCTACCATCAGTTCCAGTGTGTCCAAATTCAACTCTGTGATAAACAGACCACTTACCAGACTCAGCCAATTCCCCCATGGGCGGCAAAATTCTTAGGGTAAAAGTGTTTTGATCTTTTCTAAAAGCAAAATAATTTTTGGTATTTTGCTCATGTTTTGGTTTTCCAAGTTTCATAGCCATTCTCCTTTTATGCATTAGCGGCAATTTCTTTTAGGGCATCCCCAACACTTGTTTCATTAACTTCTGATATAGAAGATAAAGGGTTAATATTATTATTATTTGTTTCTCCTGCTACAACCATGACAACTCTAGGGTTGATTGTTCTTATGCTTGTAGCAATATTTAGTAGAAAATTCTCATCTTTACTTCTTAGCAAAATTGGTACAACTCTTGATTTATATTCTTTGTTAACAGCTTCTTTAGAAACTTTCTCCAAGGCATCAAGACCTACCACTTCACCGCCAACCGAATCATTAATAGCATCTTTTAAAATATCAACCATTTCAGCTTTTGTTTTTACAAACTTAGAATATTTAGATGAAAACGTCAAAGAATTATACGATACAACATCTAGATTTTTCATTTTATCTTCTAAAACATTGCCGGCAATGTCAAACACTGATGAATTTAAATTTTTATCTTTATAAAGCTCAGGGCTTAATTGGTCAACAATTTCTTGATAAAAAGACTTGGCATCAATATTAAAACACTCAAATTTATCTTGAGCAATATTGGCAAATTCATCAGAATGACTACCAGTTACCAAAATAAACACTGCATTTTTAAGCACTTGATTTTTGTAATCAACATATAACGATTCAAGATTTTCCTTAGCCCGATCAACCTGCCCTTTTTTATAAGGATAAGCTCTAGGGCTTATAGTGTTTAAATCGGTTTCTGCAATCTTTTTTTCTTCATTAATTTTTGTCAAAATTTCTTTAAAACTCATCACATCTCCTTTAAAGATATATTATACTAACATAAACAGCCAACATATAAAACAAAAAAATCACGCTACATAAAAGAAAAGCACTAAAAAAAAGAGCAATTTCTTTAAATAAGCTTAAAATATTTTTGAAAATCTTCTTCATCTGTATATTTGCTTTTCATTTCTTCCATTTCAGCTACGCCTTTTTCACTGACTGGAAAATTTTTTTCAGCTATAAACCTGTCTTTCATGTAGTTAATTTCAAACACATAAGAACTCTCATCCATTTTTATGTAAATATTTAAATAACATTTATTTGGAACAACTTCAATTTCTTCTAATTTATTTTTAAAAATCAATTTAAATCTCCTATTTAAAACTATAATATCATAGTTTTTATTAAGCTAAAACTTCTTCCACAATTACACTGTCAATGTTAGTATGATACCTTTCTCTTCCCATCTTTCGATGCATAAACAGAAAAATTACAGAATTCTTTTTTAAATTTTCTGGATATTTAAGTATTCCAGTGTCATAATCTGGCCAAATTACAAATTCTTCTAAATGACCGTCTACATCAACATTCATTTTTAAAGCTTTCTTCTCTCTATTTGGCCCGTAAGAAAACTCCTTGCTTTCAACAACATACCCAGCAACACAAAAGGCAATTACCTGTCTACTATCTTGCTCAACTGGCAATTCCTTTATCTTTTGATAGGTCTTGCCATTAATCATACGTGTTTCTTTACCACACTCACTCATTGCATAAACTGAAGTTCCAGTATCAATAATTTTTACATTGTTTGAATTTTCTTTAATAATATCATGTAATACCATAGGCATTGTTGGGAAAATTGATTTTTTCAATATGTAATCTTTCATTGGATTCATGAAAGCATATTTCATATCAATAACACCTTTTCTAATTTCATGTTTGCAACGTCTTGTTTTGGGATGTTTTTTAGCAGCTTCAATAAATTTCTCAAGTGGTTGATTTAGCACAATCTCACCCTCAGATTTTTCAAAAATCTTTTTTTTGTATTTCCAAACCTCTACAGCATCTTTATATGCCTGCATTTTTTCCATTAAATTCATTTTTGAATCAAATAAACTATCCAAAACCCCGATGTGGGTAAGTTTTTCAGCAAGAGCTGTGCCAAGAACTTCTTTTTCAACTAACTCATTTATATTAGCATATGGGCGATTTTCTGTAATTTTATTTGCCGCTTTTTCACCTAAACCTCTTAATACAGATAGTTTATTTCTAATCGTACCTGAATTATAATCAATAACCATTTCTTCTTTTGATAAATTGATGTCTGGTGGCGATAAAATATTTCTGACATAAGGCCATAAAATTTCAGTAATTTCTTTTTCCTCTGCATTAGAAAGAACAGCCGCCCACCATTCAAGGGGGTAATGGTATTTTAAATAAGCACATGCATATGCAACCATAGAATAAGCAACAGCATGAGATTTGTTAAAGCCGTATCGACCAAACTTTTCAATCATAGCCCAAATAGTTTCGGCAGTATAAGTGTCAACCCTACCGGTTGCTGCTGATGCCTTGATAAACTGAGGTTTTAATTCCTCAATCATTCTCAGCTTTTTCTTACCAACGGCAATACGCACATCTTCAGCTTTTTCGTCATCCCAGCCAGTAAGTTCTTTTGTAATTTTAGTAATTTGTTCCTGATAAACCATAACACCGTAAGTCTCAGGAAGAAGTTCATTAAGAATAGGAATCTCACCTTTACTTCTACCATGCCTACGCTCAACATATTCTTGAGCCATGTTTCTACCAGTTCTTTCGTCAACAAATTCAAGAGGTCCCGGCCTGACAAGCGATGTAACAACAGCACAGTCTTCAACAGACCGTGGTTTCATGTCAATAACATAAGGTGTAACTGATGTGGTGTTAAGCTGGAATACGGTTTCAGTTTTACCCTCGCCAAGCATGTCAAATACTTCTGGCTCTTCTGGCAAATCCCAAATGTAAACACTGTCGCCTTTATGAAAAAAATGTCCCGATTCTAATTTTCCAACATTTCCATTTTCATAATAATTTTTTTTGTTAATATTTTCAATTGCAAGCTGAATGTCATTTAAAACTTTAATAATAAGAAAATCATATTTTATAAGACCTGCTTCTTCCACTTCCTTTGCTTCATATTGAGTAATATTTTCATGCCCACTAACTTTCATAATTGGAATAATGTCAGTTAGCAATTTGTTTGAAATAACAAAAGCAGATGCATGTCTTCCATTTTGCCTAGAAATACCTAGTGTTCTTTTTACAATTTCCCATTCTTCAGGTCTTTCTTGAGTATAAGCTTTTAATTTTTCGTCTTTATCAAGCAATCCAGCTACGTGATTTCCTTCATTATCTTCATATCCAAAAACAAAATCGGCATCAGAAATACCTTGCGGTGTAGCTTCAAGGTTTTTGGCAAATCTTTCTATTTCTTCTTCTACCTTGCCAAATTTAAAACGGTTTACATCTCTGATAGATGATTTAAGTTTCATAATAGTTCTGGTAGAAACTTGCGCCCATCTTTCATTATAATGAGTGTTAAAAAAACCATTTTTTTCAATTAACAAATCTCTTGAGTTAAGGTCAACATCAACATCTGGAAGGCTTCCTGATAAAATACGCCCAAGAGTTAAGAATCTAGAAAAATAAAGACCATATTTAATCGGGTCAATTTGGGTAATTCCCATACAGTACATAAGAAAAGAGCCGCCAGCCGAACCACGGGCAGGCCCTACAACCCTACCCTTTTCTTTGTAATAATTAATAATCCCACTAATAGGAAAGAAATATGGGAGTAGATCAATCTTGCCATTCCCATGAATTACCTTGATCTCATGTTGTAGACGTTCACGATGAATAGGATTAGATTCGTCAAATCTACCAACTTTTTTAATTAAATCAAGCGTAGCTTTTAGATGGTTGTCATGTTCTTTTACAAGTTGATAGTCATATTTAAGTTCAAAATTGTCAAACTTTGACGCAAAATCATAACTATTTTGCACCATTTTTTCAATTTCTAATGTGTCATATACGTTACTTAAAACCGGTAGAACATCATTAATATTACATATATGGTGGTTTGTATAAAGTTTAATTTCTTCACCAAGTTTTAAATCTTGAACTAGCTTATCATCTTTCTTGGCTAGATATGAGTAGTCATTAATAAGCATTGGTACTTTATATCTTTCGCAAAAAGCTTTCATAAACTTATTGTAGGTTTCATAAACATCAGTACCCATTAATTTAAAATCTTTGTGATTACAAGCCGAGGCAATATCTTTATTTACTTTATATCCAATTCCATTAACATAGATTTTTTTAACTGATTTATGTTTACCATGTTTTTCAGCTACTTCTTTAAGTGGTACTCTAAATGTTTTGGCATAATCAGTTTCAGCCATAATTGTAGAATCAAGCGTAACTGTTTTACCATCAACAAATGTAAAAATACTAGAAGTAACCCACTTCTTGTCAAATTTCATTGGAATAATTGAGCCATAAAAATTATCAGCAAAAGCTCCAGCCAATCTTTTAAATGTATTTAATGCAAGCTCATGCTCACCAATCAATAAATTTTTAGACACGATGCACTGAGGCCCACCTACAACGGCAACAAAACCTTTTTTTGCAAATGCCTCAAGGTCTTTCATGTTAAATAGTGGATATTCTTGCTCAAGAATTTCAATAGTAGTACGAGTTTTATCTGACAATTGTTTTACAAGATACTGATATTGCTCTTGATTTCTAGCATGAAGAGTAATTGTATAGTATTTAATTTTACTACTAAGCGAATCATCTTTAACGTAAATCTCACAACCAAGAATAGGTTTAAGCCCTTTCTTTTTAGCTAGGTTATATGCTTTAAGTGCATTGGTTAAATAGCCGTTGTCTGTGCAAACATAATAGCCAGTGCCAAGTTCTTTAAACTTATCTACCATAGCCTCTACGGTAGAGCCAGTTAAAAAACTAGAAGGGTGTGAATTTGGTGTTACAAAGTTTTTCATTTATTCCTTAATTTAGCTCTAACTGATCTTATATATTTCCACAAAAATTGCCTAACCCTTTCTCTTGTACAAGTTCCATATACAGAATGTATTAGTTCTAATTTGTCTATAGTAACAGTAGAATCGTATGCATACATATGAGCAATTTTCATACATTTACCTTTTATTGCCCATCTTTGATCTTTTTCAAAATAGTATCGAACTAAAAATTTTGAAGGGAAGTCAAAATGGCTTGTGTATAAGTATAAATTATACTCAATAAATACTCTGATTGATTTCCACATATTTTTTATTTTCATTTTCGTTTATTTCTTAAAAAATTAAATCTGCTATATAAATCATTGTTATTAAGATAATAGGAATTAATACTGGATACCATGCTTCCATTATTTCACCTCTACCTTTACAGCTCTCCAGCCTTTACAGTCATGCTCTCTTGTAGCTGCTCTTCTACAGTCTTCGTCAAGACATAAATGGCCTTTGCCAAAGTTATGTTCGCCTATGTTTTCTCTATGGTTGTCACACCACCAATGATATCTTTCAGTAATTACTGGATTACAGGCGACAATAAATAGCAAAAAAAACCCTATAAATTTACTCATCTTCATCAATATCCTTTAAGCATTTTTGCAATATATCTAGCATTTCTGTTTTATCTGGTTCTATTTCCCACAATTTATCTACACATTCACGCAGTTTTTTATTAATTGGCAATAGCTCCATATATCTAGTCTGAAACATTAGAATATCTTTTCTTAATTTTTTGTTTTCTACTTTAAGTTTTTCAATAATAGTTTTTTTGCGTTTATTATCCGTTTCAATTCTTTTAATATGTGCTTTTTGGAACTCATTCATCTGTAAACTCCATCCTTGCTATTTCTTTTTTTAGATTTTTAACTCTACGTTTTAGCATAACTAATAGCTTTTTTCTTTTCTTTCTGGGAAGTTTGATGCTGTGTATATCATGGTAAATTCCTCTTTCATATCCCAAAAGATTCATTTCAAAACTAAACTTATTTCCAGAGCTTGAACTTTCTACAAACTCTCTTGTACTGCCTTTTTTAAACTCATACAGAGTTCCACTGTTTTTAAGAGTAGCTATTGATTTTAATATGCTTGAATATGTTAGTTCTTTACTCATATTTTATACCTTTTCTATCGCTAACTTAGCCAGTTTTATGCCTAACTGAACGCCTGAATCGAATACATAAGATATTTCTCTATCCCACGTTAAATCTTCGGGCCAACTAGTGTTTGCGTCATCAGGCCATTCAAACACTATCTTTTCATTTAACACAATATATACCATATTTCCATTGCCTCTTAAGATATGTAACTTATTATCGTTTGGAAATACAACTTCTTCAACCTTGAAACACTTAGGCATACGTTTTACATTTATATATCTTTTAAAATATTTAATTGCACTATCTTTAGCTTCAGGTGCTACTTCTGTTATATAAGAGTCATATTCAGATATTGTTCTTACCCACTCTTTTCCATTCATTACTTTATAATCTTTGTCAGTCGTTATTCTGAGTATCATACCTATCTTATCCTTTTAACCATTTTATGATTGAAAAACCCTATATAGTAAATATCCTATGATATAAAACAAAATAGTTAAAAATATAGTCATTTTAGAATATTTCATTTTAATTTTTCTAAAAATGCTCTGGTTATACACCCTAAAGAATCTGGGTCAAATTCATCATAGTGGTGTTTTGGGTCTTGTGTTTGCCACGAACTAAGCAATTGTCTGGCTTCTTTAAAATCGGACTCAAGCCCTTTAATATCATCAATCAGTAATTGAGTATCATCATCACATTTACCGTCGTTGAAACCTATCCACGCTTTAAGCCTGTTATTCATTTACTTACCTTTTTTATGATTCCCATTTATAATGATCTATTATATATTGAACATCTTCAAAAAGAATTTTTCCCTTACCATCATGGGGAGGCAACATACCTTCTCCTACTAGCAAATCTAAAAGTTCAGAAAAATATTCTTTTTGAGACATGCCCCTGCCTACTGAGGGGAATGTTTCTTCGTGAAAATCTATTAGTTTGGAAATCACTTCATTTTTTTTCATTTTTTTAAGCCTTCTTCTAATATAGAAAAAACTTTTCTCATTTTAAATTCAAAAACATCTTTACCTGTCATGCCATAATCAAGTTCTTTTTGAGACAAAGCATATTTAATAGCTTCTTCTAGTTTGTAAATTCTTGTTTGTCTTTTTTGAAGCTCAATAGCTTGATCTTCAATAAGTTTTTCTTCTTTAGTCGGAACCAAACCACTAAACCCCATTCCATCTTCTATTTTACTCATATTTATAACCTGTTTGTTTTAAAAAGCCCAATATTTTATCGACAGCCTCTTTTTCACCATAGTAACCCAATCCTTTAGCTGAGTCAACTAAAAGGTCTATTGCTTTTCTTAATTCAGAATCTAGGCTTAATATAACATCACATTCCATACTGTCATAAACATAACCAGTGTTTTGACAATCAGAACAACCGTAGTTTAGGTCGTAATAATCACAATTACATTGGTAATGACTATTCCAAAAATCTACTTTTTCTGCTAAATTTAATTCAGAATATGGTTTTTTATTTACCATTAAAACTCCACAATTTTAAGTAAATCATTATCTTGACCTTGACTCAATAAATTGGCTTTACTGGCATCTTTTATTAGATTGCAAAGTCTAATATAAATTTCTTTTTGCATATGAACGTCATCTCTGGCTTGGTGAGCCTTACCTTTAGGTAATTCAAAATATTCAATCAAACTACTAATACTACCAACATTACTAGGCAGCATTTCCATATCTTTAAGCCATGTAACAATATTTGTTGTATCTAATGGGTTGTGATTAATGCCAGCTTTCTTGGCTTGGTCTTCGGTTAGAAAGCCTTGAGCTTCCATGAATGGAATATCAAAGTATGTGATGTTTTGACCAAGATAACGAAAATGAGTGCGTTTTTTAGGAATTTTATGTTTAGCCAGCATTTCTAATAACTTGGCTCTACCTTCTGTATAAGTGAGTGTGTTTGGGTCTAGGAGTTGAGATTCTGGATCAATACCAGTAACCCTAAAAGCTTGCTCTTCGCCGTGTATTTTACCATTGTCATTTTTAAGATATAGATGAAGCTCATCTAATAGATTCCATTTCTTATCCCAGATAGCAAAATAAGCTTCGGTAATTGTATGGTTATATTTATCAAAGCCGCCTGTCTCTAAATCAAATCCTAAATAGTGCATTATTTTCTTTCCTTATAGTCATCATAGTAACTTGGCTTAACTTCTGTCAGAATTTCGATACCTACAATTCTACCATCTTTATCAAAATCAATATAGATACCATTGCCCATATCCTGAGTTCTTAGTGGTTTGAATTCTTCTTTAAATTCTCTGACTTGCAAATAGCTTGCATAATTTCCGATTTTTAAATCCATACTTATACCTTATAATATCATAGAAAGAGGTGGCTCACTGTATGACCACCCCTATGCTCCTTTTTAGTAGTCCTTATGGGTTACAGTTGCGACCTGTGCTCTACTTCGGCCCCTATACGACTACAAACCCACAACAGGGAGGTAGCATGAACACATAGTATCATAGAAAAAAAGACCTTTCAAGAGAAAGGCCATTAAAAACAAAGAAATTTTAAGGTTATTTAAACGCCTAGTTTGGCTTTGATTTTTTCAATTGCTGATTGATATATTTCTTCAACTTCTTCTTCGCTAATATTTAATGCTTTAGCAATTATTTCATCGCTTACACCATCGGGGTATTTTTCAAGAAGTTTGCTTATACTATTTTGAGCTTTAGGATAATCAATATAATCTTTTACATTATAAATTTTATGCTTTTTTTCTGTCACTAGAAAACTCCAATATATTGTTTTTAAACTGCATCCGGTAAATTTCGTAAAAACGCTCTATTTCTTTTTTGTGAAAATCTTCCTTATAACTTAAAATATTTTTTAAAGGCTGTATTTTTTTGTTGTAATATTTAATTCTCATTTCAACTAATTCTTTTTGGTGTTTAATTTTTTTATATTCCAAAAGAGAAACTGTAACCCTGTCTTTTTTTAAGAAAGCAATGTTTTCATCTATTTCTTTTTTTATTTTTAAATTATTAAAAAGTTGAATTTCAAATTTTTCAAGGTCTTTGGAAATAATATTTAACTCCATTTCCATCCCTAAAATTTTCCCTCTTAACTCTCTAACTTCTTCAGTCTCTTTCATCTCTATTTTTCCTTGCTTTAAAACCACAAGTACATTCTAGAATTTTCACTTTAGGAAAAATTAAAACGCTAAATCCTTCCTTGTTATTTTTACCACATTTAGGGCATATTTCTTCTTTATTTTTTTTCACATCTTGAATTATATCTTCTAAACTTTCATCTTTTGTTTTTCTGCTGATATATTCGCAACTTTCGTTGAACGATCTTCTTAAAGTTTTGTTACTTTCTTCAAGCTGTTTAATTTTTTTATTTAACTGTTTTATTATACTTTTTAATTTTTTATTTGCATCTTTAATATTACCCTGTTTTTCTTCTGGATATACTTGACTAGTATAGTTTCGATTTTTTTTACCCACATCTACTCCTTCTATCAGCATCAATATAAAGATTAAGTCTTTTTCAGCAAAAAAGTGTAAGTATTTAAAATCTTTTATTTATTCAAGCAAAATATTAAAGCTTTTATACATTTTATATCGCCTATTTGAATTTACAAAACTATTTAAGGTTTGCGAAGCCTCAGCGTTAAACCCCAAAACTGAGGCAAAACTATCTGTTCCTGTTAAAGAACCGTTAATTTGTATTCTTCCATTTCTAAAACTTGTGGGTTCATGAAAGTGACCTCCACGCATATAGTCTAAAGGCATACTAAGTTGATTACTTCTTTTAACCATAAGGGCCTCTAAACCCTTTCTATCAGCATTTTTACAGTTGTCGTAATGTTCATACAAAACAGTATTTCCATATATTTTAATTACAGCCCAAGGCTCTTTAGGAATTACAAATTCAATATTTTTTAGACCACCAATCTCGCAAAAATCTTTAATTGTATTATATATAATATGTGTAAAATTTTCTTCACCGGGATTGTGATAAGTTCTATTTACACCATCTCTATCATGATTGCCAGTTACAGCAACAACTCTAATAGGAATACCAAGTTGATTAAGTGGTACAATAACAATTTTAAAAATATTAACTAAAGCTTCATAAATTTGTTTGGCATTACCAAACTCACAACCTTTTGCAGATTCCAATACGTGCATTGAATAATTTTCAATAATATCACCCATAAGGGCTATTACAATTTCGTCTATATTGTACTCTTTGCTATCACGCTCAATTTCACCAATAGTTTTTGCTACAATCTCTTGCAATCTTTGCTTACATATCTCAAGATTAAAAGGTTTTTTAAAAGAATCGACATCACCAGCTTCAATAAGTTTTCCAAAATGAATGTCGGATAAAAGAAGCTCTTTAGTCATTCCTTTTTTCTTTTTGCTTTTAATACGTTTTAGCGTTGGAACTTTTAATTTACCAACTTCTTTAGCTGCTGCCCTTACCGCATCAAGTATGTCATCTCTATCATTCCAAAGTTGTAAAATTGTTTTGTTTTCTTTAGCTGTAATAGAGTTGCTTTTTTTTACTCTGGCAACATCTTTAAGTTGTTTTAAACTATGCTCTTCGCCACCTTTAACATTTTGATTTTTATATCTTTCGTAAATTGTTTTGACATCAACTTCGTTTAAATCATCATCAAATTTTTTATTGTATTTCATTGCAATTTCGTCAAAACTTCTTCTTGAAACTACTTTTTGATGTACAATAAAGCTAATTTGTTCTTCGTTATAACTTTTTTTAGCCATAATTACTCCGCAGTTTTTGTGGTAAAATCATAAATTTCTAAAATTTTAAATTTTACAGAGCCTTCTTTGTCTTTGTAATCTAAAGTGACTGTTCCATTTACTTTTTTGCCAACAAATTTTTTCCTAAATTCTTCGGTATAATTTAGCATTACAAATCTTTGTTTTACTTTATCTTTTAAATTATCGCAAATTAAAAAAGAATTTTCACTAACCTTTTCTGCTTTTGCCAAAATTCCTTCCTTTAAATATCCTTTAATTTTTTGCTCCAACTCTTTTTCTTTTAATTCATTATTTTTTTTGTCTATATTTTTTTGGTTGATAGCTTTTTTTTCTTTTAACAATTCTACCACACATTCCTGTTTATCACCAACCATTTTTAATGCTGTTTTTAAGCTTTTGTTTTCTTGTAAAACATCATTTAATTTTTGATTAATAATAAAAAATTGTGATTCTATTAGTTTTAATCTTTCGGCTGTAGTGGGTTTTTTTGATTTTTTAGTCATAATTACCTCGCAGTTACTTCTTGTTCTGTTTCTTTATTTTGTATTGCGGCAACTTCTTTTTCACTAGAAGTTTCAGGCATATCCAAATCTTGCACTGCTGACGTTGCTTCTTGAACCTCTTCAGGTGTTGGGTCGCCTGCAAGTTTTTGCTCTGCAAAATTATAAATTTCTATAATTTCAATATTGAGAGTTTCTCCATCGTTTTCAATTAAATCACCAACTTTTTTTCCGACAAACTTGGATTTAAGCTCTTCAACAAGTCTAGAGGTTAAAAATTGAAGCCTTGGATTTTCGACCTCACCTTTTTGGTTAAGTTCACGGGAAACAACTAGTGAATTATCGCCAACTTCTTCAACTGCAACAGCTTGTCCATTTTCTACAAGCTCATCTACTTTTTGTTTAAGAGCCAATACTTTAAGGTCAGTTACTTTATTGTTAATATTATCATCACTTAACCCCTGCCCTTCTCTAAGCAATGCAATTACAGACTCTTGTTTGT